CTACACTTTGGATAATGTTTTTATAGTCCCGGCAGAAACTGTCCAGCCGTCTTCTTTTCCGTCCTGCTTCCATCCCTTTGATTCCCAGTATAACAATACTGCGATACGGGTCTTGGTACCGTATACACCATCTATTTTTAACGGAATATGGCTGCATCCCGGCAGTGCCTTGTTCAGTTTCTCCTGGAGCCATTTTATATCCGTTTCCGCAGATAACCGTGTAATGTTTTGCTCCGGTATATATTCCGTTTGCTCCGAAATATAGGTAACTTTAAAATACTTACAGATTCCCCGGCAGGTTGCTTCTGCATCCGCCTTCTGGAAATCCGGGTCCAGCATGGTTTTGGCTTCCGATAAGTTGTCCATAAATCCGGATTCCGTAAGTATGGCCGGCATGGTTGTATTACACAGCACGGCTATATTTATACCGGAGTGCTCTATATCAATACGGACTCCCCTGTCCCTCCTTTTATGGGCCAGCACCAGCTCTTCCTGCACCAGTCCGGCCAGCTTTCTGGATTCGTCCGACGCATATTGGGAAATAAGGGTCTCAATACCGTTTGCATTTCCCCAGATGCCTGTGGCGGCATTATAATGCTTAGAAACAAATATATCAGCCTTTGCCTTATTGGCAGCCGTATACCGGTCTTTCAGCGGTATATCAGCCGTACCGGGGCTGACATTTACCGTATTAATCCCGCACCGGTTTAAAGCCGCAATTAAATATTCGGCGGCCGGCTTATTAAATTCCTTTTCGTGGATGGATTCCCCTTTTTTCTTTCCGAACCAAGCCTCCGGAATGGCAGGGGTACGCTTCCCTGCCGTTTCCATGCCATGGCCGCTGTCCACTGCAACCAAATATGCCATATTACTCACTCTCCTTTGTTTTTTTTCTCCGATTGGGTGCCGAAATAAAAGGCTATAATCGTAGTAAATATCACTAGAAATTGATCTCCGTTAATTTTTCCGATTACCGACAAATATGCAAAAACGACGGTAAGAATTATAGTTACTGTGCTTTTTACGTTGAATAATTTAGCTAATTTTTCCTTTATCATTATTATTACTCCTTTCTGTACGATTCGTCCATACCTCTTTTATGGTTTTCTATGTTATCCAGCCTTTTATGGGCCTGTTTGACCGATTCTTCCACCCGGATAATCCTCTCCCTGTCTTCTTTGATATCATTTTTTACATTGGTAAGTTCCGATTTTATTTCCGAAATACCATTCCCGATATTTTCAAGCTTTACGATAACCGTAGTCAATTCGGCCGCATCCTGTTTCGTATCGGCTTTCTGGTTTCTCTTAAGGTTGGTTATGCCGGAGAAGATTCCAAAAGCCAGGGAAATTCCGGAAATAAGTAAAGCAACTTCAATGGTCATATAACACCCCTCATTAATATAATTAGGAGGGATTACTCCCTCCCTAATTTTTATTCCGTATAAGCTTCCCCAGTGATTCCCTGGTATTGCTCCGGCGTTATCCAGTCCCTGAGAACAGCTTTTTCAAGTCCTTGTTTTGTTAACTTTTCAGTTTTGTACAGCCTTAGTAACGTATCATACATATTATCCCTCCTCTAAGCTTGATAAGATTAATGTGTCTACGATATCCTGCAGTGTTTCCGCTTTCTGCATTGCCAGTCTTGCTTCCTCATCTGCGGCCGGATTTCTTTCGATAACCGTTTTGCCGTCCGGTTCATAAAATATTTTGTTAATATATTTACACCCGGCGGAAACCGGATACTGCGTTGTATCTTCCGCAAATGCGGAATCTCCGTATTGCATTCTTGCAATTTGGTTTGCTGTTTCGTAATTGTCGCAGACTATAATGTTTTGTATTGTCCCGTCTGCAATGAGACTAAATATTTGATTACACCACATAAAATCTCCTTTCTATTGTGCGGCCCAACGGACTATTACAATGCCGGAGCCCCCAGGTTCAATATAAGCGGCTGCGCTGGTTTGAATGCCTCCTGCTCCGCCTCCCGTGTTTGGAGTACCTGGTCCTGGTAACCACCAAGTACCGTCAGGCATGTAATGGAGGGCGCCGCGGCCACCACCGCCACTGCCGCCGAGGCCACTGCCGCCTGTGAAAGAGTTTCCAGTGTTTCCAGCACCGCCTCCGCCTCCGGCATAAAGTGTACCCGTAGATTCACCGAAGGCTCTTGTTGTAGTGCCTTGTCCTATTCCGCCACTGACGGTGTATTCTTTACCAGATTCGCTTTTTCGCCTCCCGCCATTACCGCCATCACTTCCACCAGCTCCGGCATATGCATATGTTTTCTCGGCTGAACCCACGCCATCACCACCACCAGAACCGCCTTGCGCACTGTAATTTCCCGATACAGATATGCTGCTAAATGAACTGGCTCCCCCATATGCATGAGAGCTACCGGGTGCGTATCCTCCCGCTCCAATAACAACGGATATGTTGGCTCCTGGGTTTACGGTTACAGTGTATGTAGCCGTATAACCGCTGCCGCCGCCGCTCGACGAAGCACGTCCCCCGCCGCCTACCAGGAACACCTGCACGATTTCAACGCCTTCCGGAACCGTCCATACCTGGGAAGAAGTAAATATAACCTCTCCTGCCGGCACTGAATCATTCCAGGCTAACCTTGGCACGCCTCCGACACCAACGTAAACCTTTTTTACCTTTCTTGCCACACCGTTTATACCTACGTAAATTTTCTTTACTTTTCTTGCGGCCCCGCCTATTCCAACATAGATTCCTTTTGCCATAGCAGCCTCCTATTCATATACAAAGCATATAACGCCGTTTGCAAGTGAAGTGGGAATCGCTGTCTGAAAAATAAAATCATTGTCCTGCATAACTTTACGTGGAGTTGCATCTGAGCTATTCGTTGTATATAATCGAAGTCCAGACTCATACAGAGCGGCAGCGGTCACGCCGGCTCTATGGAAGCCAATCAACGGTGGAGTATTATCCGTGGTTCTCAGTTCAATATTTCCATTACTATAATTATTTGAGCCCCCGGTTCTTTGGAATAATGTATACCCAGTGAAAGACGGATTTACTGCTGGAGCTTTTCCGTTCCAAGTTGCCTTTTCCGTATCCGATACAAAACGGTTATTTGCATCCTGGGTAATTATAGCCGGTGGATGAGTACTTGGATGTGTATAGTTATTGGCCCCGGCTGTTACTCCGTCAAGCTTGGTTTTATCAGCGCTACTCATAAATCCATCTGCAGAGGCTGTGGCTACATCCTTCGCATTAATAAAAAAGCAATCACCGGCAGAATCATACCAGATTGTTTCGGCCTCACCGGCCAGGAGTTTCGGAGGCGTAGTTGTCCCCGGTTTATACAGTCTCTTCCCGTTTACTGTTGTTGTGGCAGAATTATTATTGCTGGCAACGATAAAAGTCTTGGAGCACCCATTTGACAGCGTGATGCCGGCCATTGTAATCGCCGTTGCCGTACCGCCCGCCTTTTCAAATCTTGCGGTATTTCCCAGTGCCGCATCAATCGTATCCAAATTTGTATTTGGAGTGGTAATGTTGTAATAATCTGTTTTACTATCTTTTATTAAATTAAAATTCGTTGTTGACGTTGGCATTTAATCCCTCCTGTAAATTCATTCGGTAGATCCATTCTGATATTGATATTACGTTGCACTTCGTGTTATAAATATAATCTACAAGTGTCCTGAAATTAGCGGTGAGATAGACTGTGCTGTCTGTTCCGCTATCTTCTATTCTGTGAAAAAGTATAATTAATGTTCCCCCAGTTAATACGAGTTTATCAATCATTTCCTGATATACACTATTTTCGGTTGTATTTTGCATATTTAGTACTTTTAGTTCGTACGGTCTGATAGGCGGGGAAACTTCCATCCCTTTCATAATTGTCCGGCCGGAGAAATATCCTTCCGCCTGCATTACGGCCAGTACATTACTGTCATACTCTCCATGTGGATAGGCCACAAAATTTGACGCTCTGCTATATCCCCTTTCATTCAGCCACTCCCTGCAGGTATTCAATTCTTCGCGCATTGCCTCGGCATCGAAACCAGTTAGTGCCTGATGACTTTTTGTGTGGTTAAATAAATCCCAGGCATAAGTATATACCGCTGCTAATTGCGCCTCTGACATATAGCTGCTGCTACCAACAACGCTGCTGATAACGCCAATATTCCCAACAAAACCATATCTTTTCATTATGGGGAATGCGGTTGTATATACACTGGTCCTTGCATCATCAAATTGAAAAATTATATTTGCGGGCTCCATATGGTCAATCCACATGCTATCAAAGGTTATTGACACTTCGGCAGAACCTGTTACGCTTAGCTGTATATGAAGTACATTCGCTAAAATATCCGTTGTAGCACCACCAACACTAATAAGATTTTCCGGCGATATTAATATTTCATTCCAGCCTTGATGCATCATGTCTGACCAGGTAGTTACCTCGTGGTACAGATAAGCAGTCGAATCCGATGTCAGAAATCGTAACTGGAATTTACTTAATCCGGTCAGCGTGGGCACGAAAAATCTGATTAAGAGATTCTTTGCCTTAGACAAATTCCAATTCAGATTGCGGAGCTGTGCCGCCGAAGTCCCATTTTCTCCTGTGTCTACGGATATTTTTAAGGATGTTGTTCCCGTTTGTACGTTTTCCGTAGTGTGCTCAATTAAACCATACCAGTACACAAAGTCTGACGTATCAGTGAATAATCTACCGTAATTGCCGGATTCCTTCAGATAAGCGTCTTTGCTAGCAAGTAACTTTTTGTTAAATGCATCATTTGTTTCTACCACTTTTTTATCTAGCTCCGTAAAATTATTATTTATTTTTGTTCGAATACTAAGCAACGTTTCCATGTTGTTTAAATTTTCCATATAAAAATCATTCCTTCCATGTAAGAGTGTCATTCCAACTGTAGGTATCACTCCAATTTCTGGTAAGGTATCTTGCTGTATCTGCCTGCAGGTCATCCTCTCTTAGCTGGTCGTGGGTATAGGCGCTCAGCTGCTCATGTGTATAGGCATATAGCTCTGCATGTGTCCGGTATACAAATTCAAATGTATAGGACAGATGCGCCGGTTTTATTTCTTCGATAGTCAGGGTTAAATCCGCCATATTGGGCGGCATTCCCTTTGTGCCTACAAATTTAATCTTAAAACTATAATTTGCGACATCTTCAATCAATTCAACTTCACCATTGCTATAAACAGCCGCAGTATTCTTAATCATCTGTTTGGTAACTGCTCCTATACCGATTATTTTTGCTTTAATGCGCTCACGCCGGTATTCATCAGACTTGCTAACATCAACTTTTATTCCGTATATTTTCTCAAACCGGCTCAAAAGAGCGGAGGCAGTAATTACAAAACACTCATCTAAGGTTCCATTAAATCTATATGCAAGATTTCGAATTTCTTCAGATAAGATACCTTGCAACTCTCTCATCGTTGTATTATTATCGTACACCGGTGGTAATAAATCTATTAAGTCCATGTCATACCTCCGTCAATGTTATAGCGCCAATGATCGGTATCTGTGTATCACCAATTATTAAGTTATTAGAACCTCCATTAACAAGCAGGGTATCGTAATCCAGCACCCCATCGGTTGACAGAAGCATGTTACCGATTTTTGCGTAGCTAATTGTGTACGTGTCAAAAGTTATGTCCCGCAGAAACGATGCCAGGTTATCTGCAAAAGCTGTCTGCACTTCTGCAAGTGTCTTTGTACCGTCTAAAGCAACATTGGCATTAACATTAACCGTCCAGCTGGTAGGACTTTCGACTGTCACATTCGCGCCTATCGGGCGCACCGCTTCAATATGCTCATAAACCGCCTGCTCTAATCTGCTGTCAATAGCCATGTTGCTGTTTACGATTATAACTTTCACCGTACCGTTTCCATTCCAGAGAGGATATACTTTTGCACCTCCTACTCCCGGGACCTCCAGAGCCCAATTCCTGTAATCATTCACATTGCCGCTGGTCCCGGAAGATTGGACCTGGGCATAAAACCTGGCACGGAGATTCTCATCCGTTTCTTCCTCTTCTCCTGCGGTTATAATTTCTCCGATGGTTGCCTGAATTCCGCTGACATTGTCTATATTTTCGAGAGTCCCGCTGTATAAATTGCCCGTCTCGCCTGTCTGTTCACACTCTGCCTGATAGGTATTATCCGATATGTAATTTGTTATTACATAAACGGTTCCGGCCAGGCCCCACCTGGTACCAATTTGTACCGGACCGGTTGTTATAATCTTTCTTACAGCCTTTGTTGCAGGTTTTCTGGTTATACCATAGTCCGCCACAACCCGATCAAGATATTCTCCGACGGCAGTATCTCCCGATACCAAATCTATAAAGTTGCTTAAATTAAAGTAATTCTGTGCCAGCTGATAGGCACAGGGAGCCAGCGCATCATATATAATACTGCCCTCCCGCTTGTCCACATCACTGGTAACCCGGCTTAACATGTCTTCTAATATACTTTCATATGTCATTTCTTCAAACACTTAGTAATTCACCTCCCTTGTAATCTGCATTTCCCCATAAATACTGGTAACCGTAAATGTGCAATAGATTTCATCCCCAGACCCGGTAAATTCAAAACTATCCACGCTGCTTATCCGTTCATCCTCTAAAAGACATTCCCGAATCCTTCGTATAAGTTCAAGTTTTACATAAGTGGGATCCTTCCCTATGAGACTGTTAAATTCTATTCCATAATCAAAACTATATATGGGATATTCAAATTTTTCCGTATTCAGTATCTTATAAATAGCCTGTTTTAATGCCTGCAAATCCATTACGTATCCCTGGATTTTATCCTCAAACAATTGATAGGTTCTGCTTTGTTCCTCTGCTGCAGAAAAGGTCAGGTCATCGGGTATACTGTTCTCCGGTATCACTTTATCACCTCCAGAATATAATACTGCTGTCCACCATGATTTCTGATAAGCCGGACTTTATCTCCCAAATTTACGTTCCGCTTTAAATTACCGATTATTAATTCATCAGGGACAGTTAGCTTATCACTAATCTGGATTCCTTCGGATGTGACGGTTCCAAGAATAAGACTGCACAATTTTGCATTATTTAAATAATTTTCTACAATTCTTTTAATCTCCTGTATCATTCATTACCTCCAGATTCATGGTATGGGATGGCAAAAAGTCATGGGATGCACTTTTTACAATCAGTTTTTTATTAAAATTAATGTCTCCTATATTACAATAAAAGCCTGACCCTGCCCTTACGCTTGTGTCTCCCAGACAATCCAGGCTAATCGTCTCTTTTTCCCTGTTGTAGAGCTTTAAAAGATTCGCCGCCTTAGCTTTTACCTGGGCCGAGTTGAATTTTTTATCCACATTTTCATAGTACTGCAAAACTCCATAGCGGTTAATGGAAGCATCATCCTTGGATACGGCAATATTAACTGTTTTTGCTTCTTCATCCTTGGAAACCAGTTTAATCATATTGTAAAATTCATCATCTATGGATCTGCCGTATTTATAGTCATAACAAAAACTGTTGTCCCCTAAAACTAAATCCGTACTCAACTCTCCCAGTTCCCTGAGCGTTATGCTGCCAAACTCATCCCGCAGGGCATACCATTTGCCTGCATTGACTAAAGTGTCACTGATTGCGGAGTATATAATATCCAGCCAGGTCTTGTCATCCTGGACCCCTGTATTCAGTATGTACTTCGTATCCGCTATGGTGCCTTTCTGCAGTTTAAAATAGTTACACATTTTATTGACTATGGTAGCGGCCGTGTCCTCTTTTAGTACAAGGGTATCCTTTGCTTTGCAATATCTTAGCTGGTCATAGGCAGTAACACTGATTTCATTTCCTTTACTGCGGCTTATTTTAAATACATATCCCTGAAATATTTTGGTATTTTCATAAGTGAACTTTACCACGCTGCCGTTTTTAATATCAAGTTCATTATGAATATAAGAAAATTCCAGCTTGCTGCATCCGTCATTCAAGGTATCCTTATAAGATATTTTCGTCACCAGCTCACTGATTTCATAAAAGGTCTTATCCACCTTTACAATAAATTCCATCATGGTATCACCAGCTTTTGTCCGGGATAAATAAGGGAAGGATTCTTAATATTATCCTTATTGGCATTATATATTTTTGTATATTTTGCCCCATCCCCATAGTATTTTTTAGCAATTGCCCAAAGACTGTCACCGGACTTAACCACATATGTTCCATTGCTTTTCGGGCTTTTTTCCTCCGTTGCCTTTTTACTAATTTTACCAGTAGCATTCATTTCCTTTACTCTTCTTTTAAAGTCTTTGTATTCAATTAATTTAAAGGAAATATATTTATCACCTTCTTCACCTGCTTTTTCTGTAATGGTTATATCTTCAAATAATACCAGGGTATTAATACAATCTACATACATTTCATCTTTCTGAGAACCCCTGCCAGCAATGAATCTTACCGGTACAAGGTCATTTCTCCACTTCTGAAATATATTGATATATTCCATAGCATTTTTGAAATTATTCATTGCCTCCACATAGCTATATTGTTCTTTGGGTAATTCACAATCGAAACTATATCCCGAAAGCTCCATATGGGTGGGAATTGCTATTTGACCCAAGCTTAAGGTTTCAAATTTTTTTATAGCTTGTGAACTTGTTACCTTGATTTCTTCCGGATTAACAGGTAATCGGTAAGTCGTTATATCATATTCAAAAAATACTGCGTACATTAGTATACCCCCTCACTGACCATGGCAATTTCCTCCTGCAGGATTTGTTTTATCTTACCTGCCACCTGATTGACATCTGCCGTTTCGTGAACATCACCAAATTGAACAGAAATGTTAGGAGCCAGGGAGTTATTCGCAATGTTGGCAATGTAATCCCGTTCTGCCATTTCCCTTAAATAATTCAAATCATCATCCGATATATCAACTTCACCCCCCCCACCAGGACCTTTACCTTCTGCTGGAAGGGACGTATTATTAGAATTAATACTATTAGTTAAACCTAAACCATAAGTATCGAAACCTGAATTGTTTTCCTTATTATTTAATAATGTTGGATTCCAATTTTCACCATATAAATTGTTTGAAGAAAACAAATCATTCAGTAAAATATTATTAGTATCGGTAACATCCTTTGTCTTATCAGTATTCTTATTATTGGTGTCAACTCCTTTTAAGCTACCTGAATTACCTCCCAGAAAGCCCTCAATTTTTTTACCTATCTCTCCTCCAATATCCTGACCAATATTCCATCCATCTTCATAATTTTTTCTATTCATAGTAATACCATTATCACTTAATAACTGATTTATATCCAATTCATTTTTCTTGACATAGTTTCCATTACTTCCTGCCTTTATTGCCGCATCAGCTGTTACTTGTAATTCAGCACGCCAACCCTTAATTGTATCAGCAAAATTACTGCCAAAAATAAAATCTATAGCGGATGCTATTTTTTCCAGAACATTTAGAACTATATCGGCTAAATCGAAAAACAAACGGATAATAGTCCCAATCGGATCGTTAAAAATATTATCAATAAAATTAGCAAACGCAAACATTAAATTTACTACAAATTCTATTAGTCCAAATATTAGTTGTGATATCGCAAAAATTACATTGATAAGGAAAGATATAATAAAGCCAAAGACACCACCAATGAATGCCATTGTCTCTTCACCCATAGTCCGTAGTAAATATATGGCTGCAGCAATCGTTATGATTAAAGCCACAAGCGGAGCATTGGTTGCCCATAACAAAGCTAAATGCCCTAATAACAAAGGTATAGCTGCAATTAAATAACCAATTACGTTAACCAGTAATAAGACACCAATAGCCATTAGTATTGATTCAATGACCGGCCAATATGTGGTTAAAACGTCTATAACATTATCAATAGCATCACCTAAAAAATAAATAACATTTACTATTGTGTTAAAAAAATTTATTAAATCTGGACTGGTCAATAAGTCATTAATAGCAATAAAAAGGTTGCCAAATGCATCCGTTCCTGCATTCTTTACATTATTCATTATATCCGAAAATGTTAATGGCATCTGTGATAATTGGTTTTCAATTTCTTCCTGCATCCCAAACATGGAATCTTTTATTACTTTTGCTGTTAAATCACCTTTTGCCGCCATAGCTAATAATTCATTTCCTGATTTTCCTGTAAATTTTGCTATAGTATCATATATTACAGGTGCATTTTGAGCAATTGATATTAGATCACTGCTGCCCATACTACCGCTGGCAAGCGCATCTGCCATTTGCTGTATAACTAAAGATTTTTTATCATCACTTGTACCGCTTGCTACAAGTGATTTTTGCAATAATTCAGAAAAAGAGACTACTTCCTGATTGGAACTGAATAAATTACCCGTAGATAAACCAAGTTTAGTCACAATATTGACCATATCAGCGTAAGAACTACGAGCTTTATTTGCCGACGAAACTATCATATCCTGCAATTTGGAATGTTCTTCCAGGCTATCTGTCATTAACCCTAATTTCGCGTCTAATTGAACATAGCTTTCTACCACACTTACAACTTTTTGAAACTGCTTTGCTACCTCTTCAGCAATTTTATTTATTTTTTTTACTTGATCAATAGTTTTAGTTAGTGAATCCGTTTTACTTGTAAAATCCGTAAATAAACTTAACGCCGCACTTATATCTGCCATTACCTTCTTCTGCCTCCTTTCGTCTTTAATTTATCTGCCTGCCTTTTCTCTTCCTCTACCCGTACGGAGATGCTGGCGTAAATGAAGGCCTTTTCTCTCTGGCTCATGGCATCCAGTACGGAAGGAAGGATATGCAGTTTCTGAAGTGCAAAGTGGGCAAGATTAAACTCTGCATCACCTTGCTTTATTCGTTTTTTGCTTCTTCAATGTCTTCGTTGATGTCGGTATCCAGGCCGCTTAAAGACTGGACTGCCTGGGCTAAGGTGGCATATTCCCCTACCAGAAGCATGTTTTTAAGTGATTCCGTTTCACCCAGACCATATTTTTCCTGGAGCTTGGCATCAGACAGATTCGGAAATACCACGGCGCTTGCCGTCAGTGCCTGTACGTACTCCGTACGGTTAAAGGTTTCCGTTCCCTTCTTATCTTTTCTGGTATATTTCTTAATCAGCTGCTCGTTTTCCTTTTGGGTAATGGGGCGGATAATAAACGGAACCGGTTTGCCCTCTTCCATGAAGCGGTTGGAAACGACAATTTCCTGATTTTCTACTTGTACCGGATTTAAAAAAGCTTTTAATGAACTCATATCAGTTCTCCTTTCGATTTATAAATTTCTTCATAATTTTTATCAATACCAATGTCATGGAATCTACAGGCCTGGCAAATATAATATGCGGTAATAAATTAGTCTGTATTTTATCTTAATAAGAGGCAAATTGCCCTGAATTTATCTCCCAGTCTTATGACAGAGACCCGTCCACTTATCTTTTGGGTATGCAATCAATATTCCTGTCAGGCCTGTAAAATCTGCCTGTATCTATATCAGATTACGCATTCTTATAATTCTCAGGCACATCAAAATAGCTTAAGCTGTCCATACTGTCAAAGGTGAAATCCGTATCTATGGTAATGGGATCATCGGATTGGTCGTCTAAAGTAGAGACCGGTATGGTTTTTAACAATACGTTGCTTAAAGTTACTTCCTGCTTGCCGATTGTGGACTGCGGGTCTTCATTCAATACCCGGATAGTGATATCTCCAAAATCGCCACCCTTGAGATATGTAAGGGCAAGTTTTAGCATATCGGAATTCATGAAATACATGGTCATACTTCCGGTTCCTTCCGCTCCCACTACCTTGTGCTGGGTCATACGGTGCCCAAGCATTCTTCTGGCCTGTACGGTTAAATCTATCTGCGCCTTTAAACTGGATATCTCAAATAAATCCCTTACCTCTCCGTTAATGGTAATAAAGGCTTTTCCCTCTTTTGAGGAAATCGTATCCGCTAATCTTACATAATTATCTGCCATATTCTCTTTTCCTCCTTAGGATAATTTCACTGTGATATACATTTTTTCAATGCTGTCTACGGGTTTGATATAACTTTCAATCACTACGGCATCGGAATCCGTACCCTGGGTAATGGCAACATCCTCAGCCGTAAAATCCTTTATGGCACCCAGTCTCTGAAGTTCATTAAAATACTCCACAACGGTTGCCCTTAATTGGGCTCTGCCATCCTCATTATTATCAAGGCGGCCCACAAAATTGGATTCAAATATTTCCGTAATATCATTATTAATGCCGTAAAGAGTACGGATTACCCTGTTTTTGGCAAAAGGTTTCCCTTTTGATTCCGTTGCGGTGGTCAGGGAGTTAATATCATATACAGCCGTAACGTTCTGGGCACTGTCTGCCTTGAAAATGAACTCTCCCGCTGTAATGGCGGCTTCCATTTCCGCTTTCGTCTTACGGGGTACCACATCAATAGCTCCCTGGTACTTTTTACCCGTGTTGGACTGGTTTACATTGGCACCGGCCGTAATGCCTGCAACCCAGGCTGTGGTTTCTGCCGGTGTCAGAACTGTTCCGTCGGACAATTTAACTCCCTGGGTTACGTTAATAATACCCTCATAATCACCCCGATAGTTTGCAAATACCCCCTGGATTCCCTTGCCTTCGGTATCTGTCATTGCCTTAATCCAGGCCGCAATAACTGCCTTAGCCTCAAATCCTGTCCCGTCATAGGGATACGCCAACACGTCAAACTCAACGGTTTTAATTGCTGCCAGAGCTGCTTCCACTGTTTCCCCGCTATGGGCGGTTCCCAGATTATATACCTTGACGGTGCGGGCTCCTTTTAAGGCTTCCGCCGCCAGGTAGGTATCCTCAGCCGTTACTCCGTCCGGGTATGTATTTTCAATTGCGGTAACCGTATACAAATCACCGGTTTCTCCGGTACTCATCTCCTGAAGCAAAAGTACGGTTCCCCGTTCCCCCGGTGTGATGGATAAAGGGGCATTTGTTAAAAAGTTAATATATGCACCCGGTAAAATTTTGTTTTGATTGTTCCATGTTCCTGCCATGATAATCCTCCTTTATAAATTCGTGTTCATTTCCTGTTTCTGCATCTTGATAAATGTCTCTTCTTTCCTTACGGTATACTGGATATCAAAGGTGAAATGCAGTACATTATCAATGGTTTCCGCCTTCTTATTCTTGATACGGTAACCGTTTATAAGGTCAAACCCTGCCAGCAGGGCCTGTCCAGCGGCGAAACAATCCTTTTTTATTGTTTCAGCCGTGTTGCCGTAATATGAAATATCAAAGGTAAGCTGGTTCTTTAGTTTACCCTGGAGCAGATTCGTAAGACTCTGACTTTTCACATTAATCAAAAATGACGGTTTCTCATATTCCCCGGGTATATCTTCATCATATACGGTATATCCCGGATATAGCTCCCCAAGCCTGTTAACAATTGCTTCTTTTATACTATCTGCCATGACCTCCCACTCCTTTCCATCTGTATTGACCTTAATTCCCATGACATGCCCTGTTTGCCTGAAGATACGTACTGCTTCAGCCTCTCCTCCATCCGTTATGCGCGGAATAACCCCTCATAAGATGTTTTCATTTCTTCCAATTGCTCATCAATGCCGGATACGGTACCGTCAGAAGCAATAGTCAGCCTGGATTTGTCAAATTTACTCATCAGAAGGTCCGCATACTTAATCCGGGAAAGCCTTGACCGGATGGCCGACTGAATCAGGATATCCTTGATTTTTGCTTCCTGTTCCGCCCGTATGGCAGCATTGGCTTTCCATAAATCCTTTATAATGTTCTCAAGCTCCTGATATGTAAATTTCCCATACTTATGTTCTGCAATTTGAATCTCTAAACAGGCCAGCTTTTTTTCCAATTCTTTTTTTGCTTCATTTACCTGGTCAAATCTGGCCTTGGGTATAAAGCTCTTTAATTCTTCCCTTAAAATATCCATGACCTTTTGCGCCATATCTTCCGTAAAGCCTGATTTTATCAATTGTTCCTTCTTCATACACTCCTCCCTTTCCAATACATTGTTTTACTTGGTTCAGTCCAAGCTATCTGCCTTTATAGTTAACGTCAGAAATACCAAAATGACGGTGATTTGAAAATATTTAATTCTATCCTGAAAGTTTCCCGGTTTAAGCTGAATTTTCGATATATAACAGTCTGCTGCCCGCCCTAAGCTAAATTCTGACCGTTTATCCCCCTGCCCCGATATGGCATCCTTTCCCTTCTGTAACACGTAAAACACATTTTTAACTCTTACTTATTGCGTAAGTTTTAATGTAAAAAAAATTCTCCTGCTTTCCCTTTCAAACTCTTCGATTAACCGGTACTTAGAATCGGTAAACCGAAATTAAAATTTCCATAACTGCATAAGAGTCCAGCTTGCCAGATTCTGGCACTGGCGTACTGTCACTCCCGTGACGGGCTTCCTCCGATGTAATATGCACATCCTTCCTGAAACGTGTTTAAAAAAATCACTGCATCATACTGAATGCCCCGCACAAGCATTTTTCAAACACACCTGGAAAGCTTTTTATCCGGTAGGAAATTTGAAAAAAATTTTATCAAATAAAAAGATGGCTGATAGTCAAAACCCGTTACTATTTCAATTAATAAATTTTTTCCTGTTTATAGAAATATTTGCAGTTTTGAATTAATATTTTCAAATTTTCCCCGATACTCCGTAACAGTAACTATTTTGGTAATTTCTATTATAACCACTATAATAGTTTTATTTTTGCTTTCTTACGTATCGAGTAAGTTAATAATACTACAGTTTTGTTCTTTTGTCAATACTTATTACGTAAGTTTTTTAATTTTTTTTAAAAAATGTTGCATTCTACGAAAGTTAATGTTATATTAAATATGTAACACTCCATTTTTGTTATTCAATATAATGGTAATGAACGGTTTATGGGTTTTCCTTATAAAAAACCTAAATTTACGGATCAGGAGCCGGTGTTTATGTCTGTTTTACAGGAAAGGATTAAGGAGAGAAGGTTATTAACAGGAATGACTTTATTGGAAGTAGCAAACCAATTGGGGGTAAAAGAAGCTACCATGCAGCGGTATGAAAGCGGAGAAATTAAAAATATCAAGCATGAAACCATTGTTAAGCTGGCAAAAATTTTCAACTGCTCTCCCGCATATCTTATGGGATGGGAAGAAGCACAGCCCATACCAACTGTCGCAGCCCATAAAGAAGATAATGAAAACTGGACCGAAGAAGAATTATCCAAGATTGAAGAATATAAACAACTGCTGCTGGCAGCTAGAAATAATAAAAACAGGGGTCAATAAAGGGGAGAGGTAAATGACATACGAAGACTTACAGAAGCAGCACGATAAACTGTTTGTAAAAGAGATGGATTTATACGAAGTGAAGGGTCTGAAGGGGCTATATGCGGACGGCTGTATTGCTATTGACAAAAATCTGACCAGCAAAGAAAAAGGGTGTGTCCTTGCAGAAGAAATCGGCCATCATCTGACCTCTGTCGGTGATATACTGGATCAGAAAAATGACAATAACAGAAAACAGGAACACCGTGCCCGTTTGGTTTCTTATGATATCCAGGTAGGCCTGGAAGGGATTATAAAGTGCTATGAAGCCGGATGCACCAGTCTTTATACGATGGCTGACTATCTGGACATTACCGAGGATTATTTAAAGGATGCCCTGGAGGCATATAATAATAAATACGGAACCTTTGCGGAATATAAAAATTATATTATATATTTCACACCCTGTCTTGGAGTGCTAAAAAGGCTGGAATAA